TTTGCTGGTTAAGGCATTATTATTGTACCGTTGGAATTCAGCTGGAATAATAGGGTACCGGCCAACCGCCCTTCTTGTAATAAAGTTTCCTTTTTCTACAGTATGATGGAGAACTCAACAAAAGTTTCTTTGTCTCTGATCCCGTAAAGGGATCAGTATGACATCTAATCTAACAAAAAGTATTAAGAAAAAATGTTGTTGAACGAAGTGAAAACAACTGGTTGCGTAAGCAACCACATAATTACTAATAACATTATGACAAATAAATCAATATTCTGCAATGTACCTTGGAGTAACTTACACATCTACTGGGATGGAAGTTATGGCATGTGTTGTAGTGAGAAGCAAAAGCCACATAACAATTCTCAAAAATATAATCTAAATAGTCTCTCTATTGTTGATTGGTTTAACAGCGATGCTGCAAGAGACTTTCGTTTAAAAATACTTGATGATAAACCTATTCCTGGATGCGTTGCTTGCTATAAAGAAGAAGCAAACGGCTATGAAAGTCGTCGTTTTAAAGAAAATTTTAAGTCAGTAATCTTTACTGAATTGGCATTTGATAAAAGTTATCAACAAAGTCCTTGGAATAAACATTTTGAAAATAGTAGAGTAACAGGGTACACTGAAACATTGCCAATCGATTGGCATGTTGATTTCGGTAATGAGTGCAATCTCGCTTGTAAAATGTGTAATCCTGAAACAAGTAGTGCAATTGCAACGATACTTAGACAGCACAATAGATTTGACTCAACCCCTAAAGTATCATGGACTAATAACAATAAAGCTTGGACAAATTTTTTAGAGGCTGTTGATACTATCCCAATTAAAAGAATACATGTTATGGGTGGTGAACCTGTTATGATGAGGAAATACCATGAATTTATTGATTATCTCATTGAGAAAAATCGTTTTGAATTAAGTCTAAGTTTTGTTACTAATGGTACAATATTGAATCAACAGTTAATTGATAAACTAAAACTTTTTAAAAACACCGATATCGAAGTTAGTATCGAAGCAGTTGATCACGTTAATAACTATATTAGACAAGGTAGTAATATCGAACAATTACTATCAAACATACAAACAATTAAAAATCAACAGGATGACAAATTACAATTAGTATTGCGCACTGTACCGCAGTTACTGAATATTAGTTGCTATGTTGATTTAATTAGATATGCCTGGCATAACAAATTAATAATTGAGGGTATCCCATTAATTCGTCCTGCATTTTTAGCAATCGATGTGCTACCATGGGAATACAGACAGACATTAATACCTGCATTAACTAAATTAAAGCAGGAAATGGAAAGCACAATTACTATTAAAACTATTCAAAATGGCAGAAGTTTAGGTAATCTAGCAGAAAAATTGTCACGTGAATGTGATGCAATGATATCTATGTTACAGCAATCGACCCCATCTAATGTAAATGATTTAAGAAAAGCATTGGTTGAACATTGTGAATTTTGGGATCGTAGATATGACTTAAACATCAACAGTATTAAAGAGTTAGAACCAATGTTTAGAAAGTGGGGCTATGAATTGTGATATATCTATAACTTTAAACCCTCATAATACGCCAACAGTTTGTTTGCAAGTTAATGATTTGATTATTTTTAATAATATATTAGTTGAACGACGTAAGTTTAATATATCAACTGAGTTGGATAATTGTATCAACTCCTTAAAAATAACACTATTAAATATGGACAAAGGTGCAGATCATCTATTAGAAATTGAAAGAATAGTGATTGATGGTATTTCAACTGATCGTATGATTTGGGAAGGTGTTTATAGTCCTATCTACCCTGAACCGTGGGCAAGCGAGCAGCGTATGTTAGGGAATGTATTGAAAAAAAGTTCTACTGGATTTACAGTATTAGGTTGGGACGGTAATTGGGAATTAACTTTTACTGCCCCAGTGTTTACATGGATTCATAAATTAGAGAATTTAGGTTGGATATATGACTAGAAGAATGGCGTTCCAGTTTTTTGCGTAATCTCCATGTTTTGTTTAATGATGCTGTTAATGATTTCTCGTTCTTGAAAACTTAACATTACTGCTTCATCGTAAGTAAGACCACCTCGCATATACCAACACATACGAAGTGCTTCTTCTTTTAGCCCCTTAACTTGTTTCTCATAATTGTTAATTAAAGAAATAATGCCATCACGATCAAGCGTTAAGAGGCTTCGCCGAAAAAATTTGTGTAGTCAAAGGTAATTTCAACAGGGTATTCTGTATTACATTCTTCGCAACTTACTTTTGGCTTTGGCAATGCCATCTTTTTTGCATATTCATCAAATCGATCTCTTACTTTTCTAATGATCTTATTGTCAGCATTGTTATAAAACTCATTGATAAATTTTTGATCAGTAACAATAGTTCCGTCTGAGGTTTCGATTGATGCAGTACCAGCAGTAATAATTTCAATATTAATTGAAATTAACTTTTCCATATGCATTTGAAATTGTCTATTTTTATCTGCATCACTCATGCTGTCGTTTGTTGCAATTGACATTATACGTTCTTCTTCAAATGCAAGCATATTAGTCTTATTACCCTCAAAGTAACTCTGGGGTTGTAGGTTAATTTTCAATCCTTGAATCTCAACTGGTGTATCGTAATTGGGTGATCTTACTGTATCTAGTACTCCTGTTAAGTCCATTGAGTGTCGATTCTCATGATTACATTCAGTATTTGGACACTTAGTATCGATATCCATCATTTGTCCATAACTTGCAATTCTAATTGCAATTAGTGTTGCATCAACGTCAATGCTAGGCATTTTCCAAGCATCTTTAATATTTGGACAGCAACTTCCAATAATGCTTACTATACTTTCACCATTCATTAATGCATCTGGAGTACGTATAGTAATCTCATCTCGTGTTGTCATTGGATAGATTGGAATTTCACCATTTAATGGTAAGTCAATGGATCCTTCGGGCCAAAATTTCCCACCGCTAGGCAATTTAAAGTGAATTGCTGGCTGTCTAAAGTGCTTTGCTAATGGATTTGGACTCATTGATTGAACTGACATTTTTGATCCTATAAATAACTAGTGCCATATATTTAGTGGCTTAAAAATAGGGTATAATTTTTTCAAATGAGCTCAGAAAGTGAATTAGCAGACGCCATTAGAAAGTTAGGTGAACGACTAGACTCTATGTCTGGAGTAAGTTCATCTACTAGAACCGCTTCTTTAGATAAAAAAGAAATGAGCAATCTTACTGATCGCATTAAAAAATTAGCGGCTGCTGCTAAAGAAGATGCTGATGCAAGTAAAGCATTGCAAAAGATCATGGAAGATCAACGCAAAGCCATTATGTCTCAATCTAAGAGTCGTGCTGATAAAGAGCAAGAATGGCTTGACTTACAAGAAAAAATTAATAAAAGTTCTAAGAAATTAGATGATGATACAAAAACCACAATTCAATCTAAAGCAAAAGAAGCAAAAGCAGCAAGCGATCAAGCAGAAGCCACTCAGAAAGTAACTGAGAAAACTAAGCAATGGCAAGAAAAATTTGACATACTTGGAAAAAGTTTAGCACCAGCTGGCGCTGCTATTGGCGGATTAGTAAGTGCTTATCAAAGCGGTGGTAGTGATATTCAATCCGCAAGCAAGCTAATGTCGGCTGAAGTACAACTTGCATCAAGTGGTCTACAACAAGTAGGAGCAGGTGCCACTGGATTAGGCACATCGATGATGGCTGCTGGCGGAAAAACTGGCAAATTTGGTGCTGTAACTGCAATTGCTGGTACTGCTTTAAGCATGTTTGCATCGGGAGCAAATGCTCTTGCACAAAAAGTAATACCAGTCTTAGCTACTGAATTTGAAAAAGCCTCTACTGGATTTATGGCTATTGCAGGATCTGGTGCTATTTTTGCAAATGGCATTAAAGAGATGGCTGATACTGGTGCTGAAGTAGGCCTCACGCTTGATAAATTCTCAGGAGTTGTTAAACAAAATTCTCAACTATTTTCTGATAGTGGTATGGGAATGACAGGCGGCATAAAAAAAATGAGTCAGGTCTTTAAATCTGGAGGTGACGGATTTAAAGAGTCTCTAATGAAAATGGGTTATACTGCTGAAGAACAAGCTGCAATCGTTGCTGAAAATATGGGAGTAATGGCTAGATCTGGTAAGAATTTAAAAGAAGTTATGCCACAAGATCTTGTTAGAACTTCTATAGATTATGCCAGAAATTTAAAAGTAATTTCTGATGCTACTGGTGCTGATGCTAAACGTATACAAGAAGAAGCAAAACGACAAATGTCTACTTTGCAAATGCAAGGGGAAATTGAAAAAAGAAGAAAAGATGGGGATGATAAAGCTCAAGAAAGATTCAACACTACTTTTCAAGCTGCGGCTGCTGCTGGTAAAGAAGTAGGTGATGCAACTAGACAATTATTAGGTCAAGGTCAATTAATGGGAGAAACTGCTCAAATATTCTCTCAACTTGGACCTGCAGGACAAGATTTTCAAGATACGATTTTAAAAATAAGAAACGATAAAACATTAACAGGAGAAGCAGCAGCACAGGCAACAAATGATGCTATTGCAAAACTTAATGCTGGTATTAGAGATAATCCAGAACTTATGAAACAATTAGGTACAGTATTAGAAGCTGGCATAGGAGGAGTTGCAGGTGCAGTTGCTCAAGGACAAGCAAATATCTTAAATGGAACTCAAAATTATAAAGAAGGTTTAATGAAAAACTCTGCCGCAGCCGCAGCAGCAGTTCAAGAACCTGCTAAACCAGGCAGTGATAAAGAATTAACTGATAAGATGGTACAAGTTACCTTAGGTATGCAAAAATTTAAAATCGCAATGCAAGATCAATTTTTAGATAAGAATGTATTGCCTAAATTTGCAGATGCATTGAATCAAGCAAATGCAGCCGCATTGAAACTAGTTAAAGATTTTGGTGGAACAATTGGATCTGCTACTGGCGGATTTATGGATGTATTAAGCAATTTAGGTGGTACAACTCTAGAAGTAATTACTGCGTTGGGTTCTATTGTTACGATAGCTTCATTATTTAAGAAAGGACCTAAAATTGGCGGTGGTGGATCATCTACTCCTGGCGGTGGCGGAGGCAGTGGTGGCGGCGGGCCTGGTAGAATGGCTAGGGCATGGGAAAGTGCTACAGGTGCTATTAAAGGTGGTATTGGGAAAGTTACGGGTGCTTTTGCTGCTGGCGCTGCTGCAATGTCAGGTGGATTAGCTAGTGTTACTGGGATGCTTGCTGCTAAAGGCGGGGCTATAGCAGAAGGTATTGCTAAAGCATCGGGTGCTGCAATCGCAGGTATAAAATCATTTGGCAGTGGGATAGTTGCTGGAGCAGGAAGTGCTTTTACTGCAATTAAAGAAGGTTTTGGTACAATTGGTAGTAAACTTGCTCCAATTGCAGAAGTTGCAGCAAATGCATTTAAGACTGGCGCAAAATTTATCGGATCATCACTTGAATCTGCTGGTAGTTTATTAAAAGCAGGTGCAACTAATATTGGAACTGGTGTTAGTTTTATTGGAAGTAATTTATCAAAAGCAGGTAGCGCAATTTCTGCAGGTGTTTCAACTTTGGGATCTACTCTTGCTACAGCAGCAAAAGAAGGTGCTAGTTTTGTTGGTAGTAGTTTAGCAAGAGTAAGTGGAGCAATATCATCTGGCGCAAGCGCAGTTGGTGCAGGTGTTTTAAGTGCTGCTGAAGTATTAAAAACTGGCGTATCAAATGTTGGTAGTAGTATTGCAAGTGTAGCAAGAGAAGGCGCAAGTGCAGTTGGATCAGCATTTACAAGTACAACTAATGCACTTAAAGCAGGCGCAGGATCATTAGCAACTTCTGCGGCAGAAACATTAGGTACATTAAAAGCAGGTGTAAGCAGTATAGGCAGTGGACTTGCAAATGTTGCTAAAGAAGGGATGAACGCAGTTGGTCCTGTATTTTCTAATATATCCAATGCATTAAAAGCAGGTGCTGGGTCATTGGTGAGTTCATCAACTGAAATATTAGGGACAATTAGATCTGGTGTTAGTAATATAGGAAGTGGTCTTGTAAGTGTAGCAAAAGACAGTACAAGCATAGTAGGATCAGCATTTACAAGTGCAACAAATGCACTTAAAGCAGGCGCTGGTTCGTTGTCAACATCTGCCACTGAGATGTTAGGAACATTAAGATCTGGAATTAGTAATATAGGTGGCGGCCTTTCAAATATTGCTAAAGAAAGTGCAAGTATGTTTGAATCTGCATTTGCAAGTACAACAAATGCACTTAAAGCAGGTGCAGGATCATTAGCAACATCAACCTCTGAGATGTTAGGAACATTAAAAGCAGGTGTAAGCAGTATAGGCAGTGGACTTGCAAATGTTGCTAAAGAAGGTGCTAGTTTTGTTGCAACTGAATTTTCAAATGCAGCAAATATACTTAAAACTGGTGCAGGTTCAATTGGATCCACATTAGCAAATGTTGCAGAAACATCATCAGGATTTTTAAAGACTGGTCTTGCAACAGTTGGAACAACACTTGCTAGTGCTACAGAAGTTGCAGCAAATGCAGTTAAAGCAGGTGCAGGAAGTTTATCTAGTTCACTTGCAGAATTTTCTACGGGTGCAGTAAGTTCATTAAAATCAATGACTGGATCGTTAAGCGGAGCATTATCAGAAGCAGGGTCTGCATTATCTGCAGGTGCAAGTAAAGTTACATCAGGACTTTCAACTGCTGCTGAAGCAATGAAAGATGGTGCAAGTTCAGTACTATCAAAAATAACAAGTTTAGGATCTGGTGCTGCTAGTGCTGCCGGTACAGGTGCTAGTGCTGCTGGATCTGTTGCTTCAGGTGCAACAAATGCAGTAACAGCTGGCGCTTCAATGGCTGCAAAAGCAGGAGGTGCTGCGTTGTCAACTGCTAAAACTGTTGGAGTTGGTTTTCTTAAGAAATTGCCGCTTATTGGTTTTGGTTTTGGATTGTGGGATGCTGCTGAAAGAATGGCAAAAGGCGACTATGCAGGTGCTGCATTGGCCGCAGCAGGTGGCGCTGCAACATTTATACCAGGTGTAGGTACAGCAGCATCAATTGCTGCAACAGCAGCGTTAGCCGCAGGCGATTATGCAGGAGTAACTGGTGGAGATTACAGTGAAACACCACCAGTACAAGCAACTCCAGTTGAGCCATCGTCAAATACACCACAAGTAAACAACAATACGGTTGAACAAACATCTGCAGAAATTAATACTGCTAATGCTACAAGGGCAGAAGAGCAAGCAGATCAGCAAGCAAAACTAATGTCATCTGTTGTTGAAATGCAAAAAGTAATGGTATCAGATCCTAGTAAACTTAATATCAATGACATTTTAGGAAAGCAAATGGGGCAAATGGTTGCATTATTAGAAGAACTTAATGATAATATGCGTAATGTATCTACCAATACAAGAAATACCTATCATGCAGTAATATAAGTTAAATATACAATAGGAAACTAGTATGTCTTGGAAAAAACATTTTCGTGTCGCAACTGACGGTAGTATGAGCCCAGTAAATGGTTCAACTTCAAACTATAGTTTTGGTTATCTAGATAGTCAAGCAAATGCTGCTTTTAGAAATTATCAGAGTATGTTGCCTGATATCTATAGTGGACATCCAAATCGTGTTGATCGTTATGCACAATATGAAAATATGGATATGGATAGTGAAGTAAATGCTGCCCTTGACATTCTAGCAGAATTTTGTACACAAAATGCTGAGGATACTAAGACAGCATTTTCATTTCATTTTAATGATGATGCAACAGAAAACGAAATTACAATTTTAAAAGAACAACTTACCAGTTGGTATAGTCTTAACGAATTTGATAAAAAAATCTTTAAAATTTTCCGTAATACTTTAAAGTACGGGGATCAAATTTTTATTCGTGATCCAGAAACATATAAGTGGTACTGGAGCGAAATGAATCGTGTCAGTAAGATTGTTGTCAATGAATCAGCAGGTAAAGTTCCTGAAGTTTATTATGTTAAAGATCTTGCTCCTAATCTACAAAATGATACAATTACAAAACCTCCAGGTACAAATGACACTTATGCTTTTGCTCCATATATGGGCGGAAGTAAGCCTGTTACTGCTGGTGGTGAGATTTATAGTCCAACTAATCGCTTTGGCGCCGGCAATAATGAATTTCCGGTTGAAGCAGAACATGTTGTTCACATCAGTTTAACTGAAGGGCTCGATGTTAATTGGCCTTTTGGTGTAAGCATACTTGAAGGTATTTTTAAAGTATTCAAACAAAAAGAATTGCTTGAAGATTCTCTACTAATTTACCGTGTACAACGTGCTCCGGAACGTCGTGTATTTTACATTGACGTTGGTAATATGCCAGCACATATGCAGATGTCATTCTTAGAGCGTGTTAAGAATGAAATTCATCAGCGTCGTATTCCTACACAAAGTGGCGGCGGTTCTAACTTAATGGATGCAAGTTATAATCCACTTAGTATTAACGAAGACTACTTCTTCCCACAGACTGCTGAAGGTCGTGGCAGTAAAGTTGAAGTATTACCAGGTGGACAGAATTTAGGCGAGATTGATGACTTAAAATATTTTCAAAATAAGTTATATCGTGGCTTACGTATACCTAGCAGTTATTTGCCTACTGGTGCTGAAGACAGTGATCGCGGATTCACAGATGGTAAAGTAACAACAGCACTTATTCAAGAATATCGTTTCAATGAATACTGCAAGCGTTTACAAAAGTATGTTAGTAGTAAATTTGATGAAGAATTTAAGTTGTTTTTGAAATGGCGTGGATTTAATATTGATAGTAGTTTGTATGAATTACGTTTTAATGAGCCACAAAATTTTGCTGCTTATCGTGACATTGAACTGAATTCACAGCGTATACAAGCATTTGGCGGAGTTAAAGATACAGAGTTCTTATCCAAGCGTTTCGTACTTAAAAAGTATCTTGGTTTAACTGAAATTGAGATGACAGAAAATGAGAAATGGTGGCATGAAGAAAGAGGATCTCCAGAGTCTCCCGGAGCATCTGGTTCTGATATGCGTAATGTTGGCATTACTCCTGGCGGTATTACAGGAGACATGGACACCATTGGCGATCTATCTGCTGAAGCAGGAGCAGAAGGACCTCCAGGAACAGAACCTGGGATTAGTCAAGGCGGAGCACCAGGAGCAGCAGGCGGCGCTCCAGCACCAACAGCACCTGGTGGTTCAGAACCTAGTCTTGCATTATAAATAGATTTGTAGGATTAATACCAATGTTCTTGTCAGAAATGTTTAATGAGTACAAAAAAGGCTATCAAACTCTTTCTAAAGACAAGAGCCAGAATAAGATTGAAGATTTGCGTAAGACAAAATTAACACTTGCGCAAATTAATCAGTTACGCAAAATGAATGATCAGCGTACACTCGAATATAAAGAAAATTTAGAAAAAGTTAAGTTGATGTATGGTCAACCTGCTGCACCGGCAGCATAACAAGCGTATCTTCGCCAAATCATTCAAAATAACCCTATTTTACCCTTTAAAATAAACTACGCTGTAAATAACTTCACAGCATAGAATTAACCTATTAGGAGCGATACATGCGAAACAAGTTTGAACAATTGATTGAGTATATCATCAATGATGAAACTGAGAAGGCAAATGAGCTATTCCACAGTGTAGTTGTTGAGAAGTCACGTGAAATTTATAATGAACTAGTTGCAGAAGATGAAGAAGAAGACAGCATGTCAATGGATAAAACCGATGACATGATGGGCGACATTGCCGCTGATGAAGAAGGTATGGACGGCGACGAAGGTGAAGAAGACGACACTGACGGCGACGACATGGGCGACGACATGGGCGACGACATGGGTGGCGAAGATGGTCTAGAAGATCGCGTAGTTGATCTCGAAGATGCTCTTGACGACCTTAAGGCTGAATTTGAAAAGCTAATGTCAGACGAGCAGGGTGAGCCAGAGCATGGAGACATGGGTGGCATGGGCGACATGGGCGGAATGGATGACGAGATGCCAGCAGAAGGCATGGGCGTTGGTTTCGTTCGTGAGTATGTTGAAAAGGTTGCAACACCTGGAAACACTGAAGGTCAGGGCGTAGGTGCTGGTTCAATTGGTGGTTCAACTAACAGCAGATCAACTGTTGCTGGTAAGAATGACATGGGTGGTACTGCTAAGAACATTGCTCAAGGCAGTGCAACTACTGATCCAGACGGAAAGCAGTATAGCAAGCCAAACAATGCTTACAGCAAGGGTGAGAAAAAGATGGGTCAAGACAAGTACGAGAATTCTCCCGGTGCAAACGCTGGTAAGGCTTTCTCAGGTGCTAAGAAGCCCACTAACAGTGAGCCATCAGGTATTAACAAGACCTCGATTAATTTGAAGTAATAGGAAGATAATATGAAGCCTTTTTTAACAGAAAATCTAAGCTTTGATCAGGCCCAAATTGAAACAATGAAGGTCAATGAAGGCAAAGATTTGTTTATGAAAGGCATCTTCATTGAAGGTGGGGTAAAGAACGCCAACCAGCGTGTTTACCCCCAACATGAGATCGCCAGAGCAGTGCAAAATCTAAACGAGCAGATTAGCAAAGGTTATTCTGTGCTAGGTGAAGTGGATCATCCAAGTAATCTGCGCATCAACCTTGATCGTGTTTCACATATGATCACAGAGATGTGGTTAGATGGCGCAAAGGGCTGTGGAAAGATGAAGATATTACCTACACCAATGGGTCATATCGTACGCACCATGTTAGAAAGTGGTGTGAAATTGGGAGTAAGCAGTCGCGGTAGCGGAGATGTTAACGAAGGCTCAGGCACAGTTAGCAACTTCGATATCGTGACTGTAGACATTGTAGCGCAGCCAAGTGCACCAAGTGCTTACCCAACAGCAGTTTATGAAGGTCTCATGAATATGAAGGGCGGTCACCGTGTGTTTGAAATGGCAAAAGATCTAAATTCAAATACACAAGCACAAAAATATCTTGCTACGGAAGTTGCAAGATTAATCAAAGAATTGAAGATATAATAAGGTTTCAGGAGAAATAAATGTTCGAAGCATTAAAACCATTAATTGACAACGGCATCCTGAACGAAGAGACACGTGAAGTACTAGAGTCTGCTTGGAATTCTAAGTTAGACGAAGCTCGCGATGCTATTCGTGCAGAAGTTCGTGAAGAAATGGCCAATCGTTATTCACACGATAAGGCTACAATGGTTGAGGCTCTCGATCGTATGGTATCAGATACACTAACAGTAGAAGTCGAAAAGATTGCTGCTGAACGTGCTACTATTGCTGAAGATCGTGTAAGATTTACACAGGCAATGATGTCTAAGGCTGCTAAATTTGAAGACTATCTAAATGAAAGTCTTGCAAGAGAAGTAGCTGAACTTCATGCTGATCGTGCTGCTATTAAAGCAGCAACAGCAAAGTTGGATAGTTTTGTAACAGAAGGTCTCCGCAAGGAGATTGTTGAGTTTGCTGAAGATAAGGCAGACTTGGCTCGTGCAAAGGTTCAACTTGTAGTAGAGGGTAAGGCTAAGTTAAAGAAGCTAAGTGAGTCATTCATTAGCCGTGCTTCAACTCTAGTAGAAAATGTAACTGATAGAACCCTACGTACAGAACTCAAGCAGTTAAGAGAAGACATTCAGGAAGCAAAAGAAAATAATTTTGGACGTAGAATTTTTGAAGCATTTGCAACCGAGTTTACTGCCACACACCTCAATGAGCGTGCAGAGGTAAAGAAGATGCAGACAATACTTGATCGTATTGAAATGCAGCTTTCAGAAGCCCGTCAGGCAGCAGAGTTAGCCGAAGCTAAGGCAAAGGCTAAAGAAACTGAGATTCGTAGAATTAATGAATCAATTGAACGTAAGAGTAAGATTGAAGAACTAATGAAGCCACTCAGCAAGGATAAGGCCAACGTCATGAAGCAACTCTTGGAGTCAACTCCAACTGATCGCTTAGAGGCCGCATTTAAGAAGTATCTAACTCCTGTAATGGAAGGACATGCTCCTGCTGCAACAAAGACTGTTGTAACAGAATCAAAGACTGAAGTAACTGGGGATAGAGCAACTAAAACTGAACAGGCATCGAACAATGTTTTCGACATTCGTCGCTTGGCAGGATTGACAAACTAACTTACAAATAATTGGAGAAAAGGTAAAATGTCACAAGAATTACTAGAAGGACGTTGGGGCGAGACTAGAGCAGCATTGCTAGAAGGTCTAACCGGCAACAAGAAGACTACAATGAGCATGGTGCTCGAGAATACCCGCAAGTATCTTACAGAAAATGCATCTGTTGGTGCAACTTCTGCAGGTAATGTTGCAACACTTAATCGTGTTATCCTACCCGTTATTCGACGTGTTATGCCAACTGTTATTGCCAACGAAATTGTTGGTGTACAGCCCATGACTGGTCCAGTAGCACAGATTCATACTCTACGTGTTCGTTATGCTGAAGGTTTCACAAGCAACGGAAGCGGACAGGCTGGTACTGATGTTTCAATTGGCGACGAGGCTCTAAGCCCATTCAAGATTGCTTCAGGCTATTCTGGAACTGCATCTGGTGTAACCAGTGCTGACGGTCGTGCAGGTACAACAGGTTCAATGGAAGGTGTTCCTGGTCGTAAGTTGAACGTCCAGATCCTAAAGCAGCCTGTAGAAGCAAAGACTCGCAAGCTATCAGCTCGCTGGACTTTTGAAGCCGCACAGGACGCACAGGCAATGCACGGTCTTGACATTGAAGCAGAAATCATGGCAGCACTTGCCCAAGAAATTACTGCTGAAATCGATCAGGAAATCCTATACAGCCTACGTTCACTTGCAGCCAATGAATTCTCATTCAACCAGGCTACTGTAAGTGGTACTGCAACATTCGTTGGTGACGAACATGCTGCTCTAGCAGTTCTAATCAACCGTGCTGCTAACCTAATTGCACAGCGCACACGTCGTGGTGCAGGTAACTGGTGTGTAGTAAGCCCAACTGTACTAACTGTACTACAAAGCGCAACTACTTCAGCTTTCGCTCGTACAACTGAAGGTTCATTTGAAGCCCCAACTAACACTAAGTTTGTTGGTACTCTAAATGGTTCAATGCGTGTTTATGTTGACTCATATGCTGACGACACAATCCCTGTGCTTGTTGGTTATAAGGGTACTTCAGAAGCAGACGCTGCTGCATTCTACTGCCCATACATTCCTCTAATGTCAAGTGGTGTTGTTCTTGATCCAGCAACTTTCGAACCAGTAGTTGGCTTTATGACACGTTATGGTTACATTGAATTGACTAACGTAGCTTCATCATTCGGTAACGCAGGTGACTACCTAAGCGAAATCAACGTAAGCAACTTGGCATTCTCATAATACTTGAGAGTACTAATACAAAAAGGGGCGGAAACGCCCCTTTTTTATTGATTGAATTTTTATTTTAATCTAATTTATACGCCACACGAAGAATATCACAGCGACTAAGTCCAAGGTCTGCAAGCTCCCTATCATTTAATCTAGATAGTTCTTGATATGCTCGGTGCGCTAATCTAGTTTCTTTTACACTATTATACATAAAATCTATAGCCGCAGTGATTTGTTCCATAAACATCTTCATTTCCTCTTTCTCCTTATTGTATAACAGTATTTATTATAACGCAAGTGAAAGTTTGTTGCACTGCACACATGCCTGCTATGCATCTTGGAGATTGCCCAAAACCATTAAATACATTATACACTGGGATTAAATCATGCTAAGACGGTATTATGGTAAAATCAGTAAACTTCCGATTGAAGAGTTTGCAGGACATGACGGAGAACTTGTTGTCGATGACTTCACTGGCAAAGTCTATGTTATGGATGGGGTTACATATGGTGGTACTGAATTAGTTGGTGCTACTCCACGTTTTGAAACAAATCCCCCTAATAATCCAACACCTGGTACATTATGGTATGATCCAATTGCAGGAAGAACGTATATTTATTTTCAAGATACTTGGGTTGATTCTTCACCTAGTGCAATATATACTTTACCTAAAGCAACTGCAAATACATTAGGTGGTATTAAAGTTGGTTTAGGGTTATCCATTGACACAGATGGTGTTGTTACTGCTAACAGTCATACCCCAAATCAATTAATTAATGGAATGTATGCCATTAATTTACAAGCAAATGGCAATCTAGCATTGACTACAGGAGGTACGTTAGGAAATCCATTTGGTGCACCTGGCGGTACAGGATTGAAAGCAGGATCGGATATTGGTAGTTATGTTATTCTTGTTAGTAATAATTTACAACAATATATTGGTACTGACAATAATAGTGCTTGGATTGGAACAAATAGAGGAATTAACGAAAAAAATTGGATATTTAATAAAGAAGGTAATCTAATAATTCCACCAAGTGGATCAATTAATTACTCCAATGGTACTTCTATATTATCTGGAATTTCAAATACGGCTGTAATTACCAATTTACTATCAAACGCAGCAACACAAGCAACTGCTATTAATAATCTTTGGTCTAATGCAGCAACTCAAGAAGTTTCTATTAGATTACTAAGAAACAATACCAATGCAAACGTAGATTTGTTAAGTTCAAATATAGTAACACAATTTGATCTTGTTACTACTCTTAGAAATAGTTTAAATGCAAATCTAGTATTATTAAATTCAAATGCCGCAGCACAAGCAACTGACATCGGCGATTTATATTCATATATTGCAGGGCAAACAACTGACATAATTGATCTATATTCTAATGCATCAACTCAAACTGTTGCAATTCGTGCATTAAATGTTAATGCAGGTGTGCAAGGAAGTGTACTTCTTAACTTAGTTGCTAATACTGTTGCTCAGGGAGAATTGATATCTTCACTTATTGAAAACAATGGTAAAATTACAACATCTTCTGCTGCACCAATAGATCCCATTACAGGAAAATTATGGTATGATACTAATAGTGGTAGAATATTTGTATATTTAGACGATGCTTGGATTGATACTACACCGTCTATTATTATAGATAGTCAAACTACTGAAATTAACAGTCTTCAAATAGGAGTAGCAGCACATACAAGTGCTATTAATTTGTTAACAGTTAACGCAGGTATACAAGGGTCAGTATTAACTAGTTTAGTTGCTAACACTGTTGCTCAAGGAGTACTATTAAACTCACTGAATGCAAACGCAGGAACACAAGCAACTGTTATTAATAATATACAAAGTAATGTTAATAGTTTATTAAGTAGTTCAAATGCCGCAATTCAAGCAACTGAGATAAACAATCTATGGTCAAATGCAGGTATTCAAACAACTGCAATTTACAATTTATGGCATAATGCAGGCGTACAAGGATCAGTATTAACTAGTTTAGTTGCTAACACTGTTTCTCAAGGATCATTGATTGCAGATCTGCAATCAAATGTAGAAGAACAAACAATTGCTATTGTTGATTTAAGAACAGATGTTGATGATTTATTAACTAGTTCAAATGCAGCATTACAGTCAAGTGAGATAAACAATCTTTGGGCAAATGCATCAACGCAAACAGTTTCTATTAATAATCTTTTGTCTAATGCAGGGGTGCAAGGAAGTGTATTAATAGATATAGTTGCTAATAATCTATCTCAAGGAGTGTTATTAAACTCATTAAATGCAAATGCAGCAACACAAGCAACTGCTATTATTGGATTGAGAAGTGATGTTGATATCTTATTATCTGATTCAAATGCGGCAGTTCAAGAAACTGAGATAAATAATCTTTGGGCAAATGCAGAAACTCAAGCGGATGAAATATATTTTCTATGGGCCAATGCAGGTGTACAAGGCGGGGTATTACTTGACTTAGTTGCTCATAATGTTCTTCAAGATGATAAACTTTTATTGCTTGATACAAATGCAGCAACACAAGCAACTGCTATTATTAATTTACAAAGTAATGTTGGTATTTTGTTGTCTGGTTCAAATGCAGCAACACAAGCAGATGCAATTGAAAGTTTATGGTCTAATGCAGAAACTCAAACAATTGCAATTGATAATCTTTTATCTAATGCAGGTGTACAAAGTGGCGTATTAACTAGTCTAGTTGCTAATAATGTAGCACAAGGAACATTATTAAACTCATTAAATGCAAATGCAGCAACACAAGCAACTGCTATTGTTGGTTTAAGAACAGATGTCGATGATTTATTAACTAGTTCAAATGCAGCAATACAAGCAGATGCAATTGAAAGTTTATGGTCTAATGCAGCAACTCAAGCAGAAGAAATTGATAATATTTGGGCCAATGCAGGTGTGCAAAGTGGTGTATTAACTAGTTTAGTTGCTAATACGGTAGCACAAGGATCATTATTAAACTCATTAAATGCAAATGCATCGACACAAGCAACTGCTATAATTGATTTAAGAACAGATGTTGATGATTTATTAACTAGTTCAAATGCAGCAATACAAGCAGATGCAATTGAAAGTTTATGGTCTAATGCAGCAACTCAAACAATTGCAATTGATAATATTTGGGCCAATGCAGGTGTGCAAGGCGGAGTATTATTAAGTTTAGTTGCTAATACTGTTACTCAAGGTGAGTTAATTGCAGCACTTGAAATGTCTAGTAGTTCAGTCCCGTCTACTATAATCCCTCCATCTGAACCAACTGATGGCAATTTATGGTATGATACTGAAAGTGGAAAAATATTTGTTTATCTAACTGATGCATGGGTAGATACTTCTCCTTCTATCGGTTTAGATCCTGTTCAAACAATTGTTTCAATACAAAACTTACAGTCAGATTCTGCATTGCAATCGTCTAAAATTAACTCATTAATTGCTAATGCAGGTGTACAAAGTGGTGTATTAACTAGTTTAGTTGCTAATACGGTAGCACAAGGATCATTATTAAACTCATTAAATGCAAATGCAGCAACACAAGCAACTGTAATTAACTCATTAGTTGCTAATGCAGGTGTACAAGGCGGTGTATTGACCAGTCTAGTTGCTAACACTGTTGCTCAAGGATCATTGTTAAATTCATTAAATGCAAATGCATCAACACAAGAATCTAGTATTACTAATTTGAGAACTGATGTTAATAATCTAACATTAAAATTTTCAAATTCTGCACCTGCTACAGCAACTAGTACAGGAGTAGTTGGACAAATAGCATATGACAGCGGTTATGTTTATATTTGTGTAGCAACTAATACTTGGAAAAGAGCAAATTTGACTACTTGGTGATAATCAAATTTAGAATAAATATAACTATTAGGAATAAGAAAAATGGCATTGAACTTTCCAGCACAGCCGCAAACAGTAGGCACACCTTACGAAGCACCTAACGGCGTAACGTATATTTGGGATGGTGTTAAGTGGAACGCATCTGGGACACCTGGAACTGGTAATTTTAATCTTGGAAACTTATATGTAATTGATCAGACAATTGCTGGATTAAATGAAAATGATCGCATTTTTATCACCGGTAATGTTGAAGTAGGAAATTTAGCAACAGCAGGATTTTCTATTGGTGAGAATGAGATTACTATTACTGATGGTAATCTATATATTAACGGTAGTGTTGTTGGACAAGATAATACATTTGATCAATTATTAAACACAACTGATGATGTTGTTTTTGCAAATGTATCTACTGGTAACGTATCAGTTGACAGTAATGTTAACATCAATGGGGTAGCACTTACTGCCGAGTCTGGCACATTATATGTAGACGGTATTCCAGTTGGTGGAGCAGAAATTGCTAGTGAACTTACAGCAGGTGATTATACTGTAAGATTATATTCCAATGGTAATATGATAATGCCAGGCACGCTTAGTTCATCAGCAGCAGGCATTCCTGAATTCAACAGCACAACAGACTTAAATCTAACGGCTGCTAACCGTGTTAATATCGTCAATAGTCCATTGAATCTTGGTGCTGTGATTCCAAACACTGTGATCGGCAAGCCAGGCGACATAATTTATCATCCTGCTCTACAGGAAATACAGGCATACATCAACGGTGCTTGGGAAAATCTACTTAGAACAGCAGAGAATCAAAATGTAAGACTGCCAGAAGGCGGTGCTTATCAACGTGCTGACGGTGTCAGAGCAGCTTGGTTCACTGAACTACCAAGTGACATCAGTCAACTCACAGACAACAATAACCTATTGACAAGCCAGTCAATCACACTACAGAACATCGACATTGATGGCGGCGGCGCATATTCCATCTACGAAGTTGGATTGCTGTTTGCTGATGGTGGATTTGGCAGCAGCAGATTTGGACCATCAGATACTGTATTTGATGGCGCTGGCGCAGGCAGCGGATACACTAATTCCTTAAACGGTGGCGGAGCATAATATGGCCAATAAGATTCAGTTAAGAAGAGATACAACAGCAAACTGGAATAATGTAAATCCCATACTTGCTGATGGTGAACCTGGTTTAGATATCACAACTAATCAAGTAAAGTATGGTGATGGTGCTAATGCGTGGGTAGATCTATCATACGCAAGCGGCGGTGCTGGTCTAACAGACGTTGATGGTGTAGTTACTTTCCCTGGAGACTTATTAATCGGCACGCTATGGCCAGAAGATCCGATAGACGGTATGGATGGCGATAAGGAAAGCGTTGTATGGGCAAAAGATGACACAGAATATCTTGGCTTATGGTGGGGTGGTGATCAGACATATCCAACAGAAGGATATGGCCCTGTTGCTGGTATTATGATTGGCGCTTATGACGGCATGACTGATGATTTTACCGGTGATCCGAGTCCTGTAGACACAAAAATTACTATTGGTATCAATGATTCCAACGGCGATACTTTAGAGTGGCGTTTTGATAGGACTGGAAATTTAACATTACCTGAAGGTGGCACTATCAGTGAAACCGGCACCAACAGCGCCTACAGTATTTTATTAACACCATATGCTGATCCACAATACAATCCAGACATGGCAGTGAAAATATATCCAACATTCAGTGATGACGATCATATACACATCACCGCAGGCAATGTCGCCACAGTTGATCTATTTCTAGGCGATGACGATCAGTATGTTAAACTTGAACGGAATGGTGGCAATGTTGTCATTGGCGCCAACGCAGATACTCATCACTGGACATTTGGTACTAACGGTAATCTAACATTACCACAAGGTAGCACGATAGATGAAGCAACAGAGATCGTTACAGTTACATTAGACCAGTTTACTGACGGAGGCTTCCCTGGCACACAGGTGTTTAA